GCGCACGACGCGATTGCCGCGCTTGTCGACCGGACCGTAGATCCGGCGAATGATGTCCTCCTGCCAGTCGTCGAGCTCGAACTCTTGACCAGGCATGCGGGATTTCGGGTGCTTGAGCGAGCGCAGGTAATCCACCGCGCGCTGCCCATAGCCAAGCGGATCAGGGATATGTCCAAACATGGGCGCATCTTCGCTCACGACCGCACCTCTTCGCAGCGGAGCTCCAGCCCCTTGCGGCGGCCGATCTCTTTCGTCTCGCGGATGTTGAGGATCTTGCCGTCATAGGTGACACGGTGCGCGACGGTCACGCCGTCCAGCCAGCGCAGGCGGAAGATGATCGCCGTGTTGCCGCCTTCGCCATAGGCTCGCTGAAACTCCTCCGTGCTGGCCTGAACGATCTGTGCACGTACCGTCGCAACATCTGACCAGGACATGACCGGCGCGCCGCCGGGCGTGGTGCCGGTGCGGGTGTGCGCCTGAATTGTGATGGAGCGATCGAGCTTGCCGGCTCTCATGGCGCCACCTCGTTCACCAGTGCCTCGACGGTGACGACGGCATGCGCGGTTTCGCCGTCAGGATCGCGCATGAAGCGCATGGCGGTCACCCGGCAGTCCCCGCAGTGATAGCCGTCGAGCACCAGGCGCCCGGCGCGAATGGCGCTACGGATCGCCCCCGCTATCGCCTTCACCCCCTCCAGACCGGTCTCACGCTTCCACACATGCAGATCGAGGAACACGCGGCTGTCGCTCCGGTCGGTCCGGTCCCCTTCCAGCTCCTGACCTTCGCCCAGGATGACTGCGGGATCCGGCGACGGCCGGCTGTTGATGTCGACGATGTTGTCGGCCGGCACCAGCTCCGTCACCGCGCTCGTGCTGGCGAGCCGGGCGAGAACCGCAACCTGAAGGGCAAGGGCGGCGCTCATTTGCCCCATTCCTTCTTGACTGCCCGTGCCACGCCGCGCTTGATCGCCTGCTGTGCCTTCTTCCGGTGGAGCCGGACCGCCGGCCAGAAGAACGGTTGAGCGTTCATCTTGGCGGTGCCGTACTCCAGCAGGTGCGGATAGCGGACATCGGTGTTTCCGTCCGTGATCGCCACGGCGTTCTCCGGAACCACCATCGAACCGCCCGGCTGCGAATAGGGAGGCGTCTGCTGTCCTGCCGGCGTGACCTCGATGCTGCTCTTGTGGTCGGGAGCATCGGTGGCGGGATCGTCAGGCGCAAGCCGGCGCATGGTGGCCGCCATTGCATCGGCCTGCTTCACGAGCGTCGGCAGCACTGCCTCCTTCACGTTTTTCGGGATGGCTGCAAGACGCTGCTTCAGCCTGCCGATGCCGCCGTCATTGGTCATCGTCAGATGCTCCGAAGGTGTAGCGCCGGTACTCGTTGACGATCTCGCGGACACCGAACGGGATGGCCTGAGCGGACACACCCACGAGGGAGGCTTCCCGGTTCTCGTACCAGTCGGCGGCAAGCTGCAGCACGGCCAGCTCGAGATCAGCCGGCGTGCCGTTCGGGAACTCGGTGGCGTCGTCCAGCGCAAAGCCCAGAAGCCGCTCGACGTGCTTTTGCGAGGCTGCCAGATAGCGCGTCAGAACGCCGTCGTCGGTCGCGCCGGTGACGTTGCAATGGGCCTTCAGGTCATCGACAGTCAGCGTCATTCATGGCCTCCCGGAAAAACAAATCGCGCGCGTGCCTCCCCGCGCCGGTCCCCGATGGGGGTGGGAAGTTGAAGACCACCCCCGGGGACTGCTCATCTACGCGCCGGCGACGGTCGACGTGGCCGCGCTGATTGCGCTGGCGGACCCGTTGACGTTGGACGCGGTGACCTGAACGGTGATGACCGTACCCTCCTCGCCTGCGGTGAGGTCGTAGGTGCCGGCGGTTGCGCCAGGGATGCTCTCGCCATCCGCGAACCACTGGTAGGCGTAAGAGGGGGTTGGCGAGCCGGACCACGTTCCGGTCGACGCCGACAGCGTCTCGCCCACGGTGGCGGTGCCTGTGATGGCGGGGAGGACTGTGTTGTCAGGCGCCGAACCCGACGCAGCCGCCGCCACGCGGACGATGTTGCTGTCGATCTCCAGCGTGACGTTCAGCTTGTTCAAGGCGGTCGCCTCGTCCCACTGTTCGGACTGCGTCATGATTAGGGCGACGTACAAGCGCTGGCTCGGGGTGCCGCCGGGAGGCGCGTCGTTCAGAGTGAGCCTGATCGGATAGGTGAACTTCGTCTTCTCGCCCGCGATCAGGGCGACCTGGCCGGGGTCGGCGTAGTCGAGATCCATCACGATGACCTGCGAGCCGGCGTTACGCGGGCCCTTGGCCTTGCGGGTGCGGGCGCGAGCAATGTGGTTGGAGGTGATCAGCTCGGACGTATCGCCGGAGGCACCGAGATTGGTATGCCCGCCGATCTCAGTCCAAGTCACGCTGTCGAAGTCGGAAGCGACGAAATCGGTGCCGTTGAAGGCCATGGGCGCGGTGCCGATGTGGATCTGCATCCCGGCCGTCGAGAACAGGTTGCTCATGTGTCAGGTTCTCCTGTCGAGAGACTGCTTGTGCCCGCTGTGACAGGCCGTGCAGAGCGATTGGAAATTGGTCCGGTCGAGCCGCCGGTGCGGCGCCTTGCGGATCGGGATGATGTGGTCGACGAGTGAGGCCTTTGCCCCGCAGCGACGGCAGGAGGGATAGGCGGCTAGGTATTGCGCCCTCGCCACCTCCCATTCGCGGTCGTATCCGCGGGCGCGGGCGGTCGGCCGCTTGCTGTCGTGGCGCGCCTTGCGCTCCCGGTCCCGCGCGGCCGTGATCGGGCAGCGCTCACCTTTCGGGTGAACACCGCCGCAATGGCCACAGACGCGGGGAGCGGAGCGCGGCATGATCAGGCCACCGGCGCGAGGTGCGGCATGCCGAGTACGAAGACGGCGCCAGCCGCGATGGACGTGCCGGACGTTTTCGTGATGACCGCCCGCACATAGCGCTTCGATCCGCGATAGCCGAGCCGGTAGACCGTGCTGGCTTCGAGGCTTTCCGGCAGTGCGTCGCCGATCGAGTCGGCCTCCGCAACCGTGGTGAAGTCGCCGTCCGTGGTCGTATCGCTTTCCTCCAGCGACATGACGTAAAGACCGGAGCCGGCAATCGCGCCGGTGTTGACGATCAGAAGGGCCGACGAAAAGCCCTGGGTATCGACGGTCGAGCCCTTCAAGGTCGCCGCCTGAACGGCCGGGACCAGAGAGGCCACGACGCTGACGTTGGAATAGCTGTCCTTGCGCATGGTGGCCTCCTTAGCTCGCCGCGATCTTGATGAACTTGATGGCGTTGAAGTCGCCCGCGCCGCCGCCGACACGGCGATAGACGTCGAAGATCACGCGCCCCTTGACGGTGAGCTCATCACGGTTGATCCGCACTCCCTGCCGGTCGACGATGACGTAACCCTGCCGGAAATCGCCGAATGCGATCGGGTGCGCTCCAGCGCCGTCGGCGATGTCGGGCATGCCCTCGTCGATCTCGACGGGATAGCCGAGCAGCGGATGCTCGACGCCCTCGATCAGGTTGCCGGTCGGTGCCCACAGGCGGCGGCCGTTCTCATCGACGATGCCCATCAGGCGTGCGGCCGTGGTCGAGTTCATCAGCCAGCGGGCATTCGACTTGTAGGGCTTGCGCAACTTGGCCACGATCGCGATGCAGGCCGTCACCAGGTTAGCATCGGTCGGCGCGGATGCATGGCCGGCCGGGATATACTGGTGCTTGCCCCATGCGCGGGTGAAGTCCTTCTCGACGGCGGTGCCGTAGTCGAGAAGGCCGCGCGGCTTGCCTTCCACGCCATCGCCTTCGAGGAAGGCTTCTCCCTCGGTTTCGGCGAAGTCATGGGTGGCGTCGTTGATCAGCCAGGACGCGACGTCGATCGCAGCATCGTCGAGCAAGTGGCGGGTTGCGGCCGGCGCGGCATAGAGCTCCGAGACCGGATAGGAATGCTTGATCAGCTCGGGCCGGGACGTGTCCTGCGGACGCGCATCGCGTTCCGCCACCCACTGCGCACCGCGCGCGCTCTTGGAATAGAAGCGCTCATACTTGTCCGTCGAGATGCTGACGACTTCGCAGATGCCACGCAGCGGCGACAGGTCGGTCATCAGGGTGCGGACGGTCAGGTCGATCGTCGGCAGCACGAAATAGCCGCCGGCGGGATCGCTGTCCGATGCCGCCGCCTTGATCTCGGCGTCAAGCCCGGTGCGCAGGAGCGATGCCAGCGCCTTGCGTTCGATGTCAGCCTGTTCGTCGGCATTGCCGGGACCGCCAGGGCGGTTGCCCTTCTTCTCGAGGTCGGCGATGCGGTCGAGCGCCTTCTTCAGTTCCTCGCCGCCTTCCACCTTGGCCAGGCGTTCGTCGACGGTCTTCTGGAGGTCTTCAAGCGACTTCGTGACGATGCCGAGCGGATCGTCATCTTCGCCCTTACGAGTGATCGCCACGCTTCCGCGCAGCGCATTCTTCATGACATACTGCATGTCAGTTCCTTCCGATCTGCGCGGCTGCGCGGTTGATGG